AAGGTACTTTTTGTAACGGCGCTACAGGACAAAGAATACTGACTCTTTATAGAGGAAAGAATACTGGCTGGTACAGTTTTGCAACGCATTCTTTTGCTGGGGCAAGCTGTACCGGCAATACAACAATATCGATTCCGGTAGATCAAACAATTGGTAGTGCTATGCTTCGTTTAAGTTTTGGGCCTTCGATCACTGGTGATATTTATCGCATTTGGTTGAGTTAATGTTTTAGGATAACCATACTCGATATCCATTTCCGGCAATATTCATAAAACCAATAAGCATATGTTTTATATACGATAGTCCAGAAATCGGAATCGATACAGATTGTCTGCCAAGTCCCAGACTATGAACATATGCCACAATAGTCTGGGCGTTTACATCATTCATGTTGATTGGAGTAGAATCCATAGTTCTTAACACAACACGTACGAGTGACGGAGTAGTCTCATACCTCTTGGTTATATTAATGTCAATATTCAGATAATTAAACCCAGTTAAGGACCGTTTATTTGCAGTATACATATGTGTTGTAAATGTATCGTTGTATGGCACTGTGAACATTGCGGATTCAAATTTTACCTGTTTGTATTCCGCGACACCTGGAACATTTGTAAAAGACGCAACGTTGTTTCCATTATTATACAAGTCCGTTGCTGTAGGGACATATCCCTCAAAGGTTCCAGTAAGGTTCATTATACGAACTCCCTTCTTTATAACCCCTGCTGACAGACCAATTGCACTTGCAACTTGCGCGTAACTCATATATTCATAGCCATTTCCAGCCCAGTTATATCCATGACAGCCCGCCTTTACCGCCACCTCAAAACGTGAATTATTCAGCCGGATCGCATCAATTTCCGTTGGTGTACTCCGGTAGTCCGCCATTGATCCAACAACCTTAGAACCATTGACCCACGAGCTCCGCCCTGATATTATATCCGCGGCTCCTGCATTTCCGCTTGTCTGGCTTGCAAGACTATTCGCAGTAACTTTTCCTCCTCCGTTGTGATAGCCTTCAGGGATTGCATAACTTCCCCCGCAATTGAGCGCGGCTGTAACTGCTCCACACTGAGTTATTGAAGGACCGGAAACCTTTCCTGTTCCGTTATGATAACCTTCAGGAACAGTTACTTCCCCATTCATCTCGACGTTTGATGTCCATGCTCCACGGTTTGTTACCGCCTGATCGACGTAGCCCGCCCCATTATGGAATCCTGCCGGAATCAGAGCCTTTCCATTAATTCCGATGCGAGCTGTCCAAGCTCCGCGATTTACCAAACTCCCTGTATGCTTTTCCCAGTGTTTCGTTTCCTGGTTGAATTTCATGTAAGTTTCCCCGGATAATACTATCGTGTCCGTTACACTGGTCTCTGTATTCAACGTTCCTTCACGTGCTTCGTCATCTGAATCTTTCGTAATTGCTTTCAGGCCACGGGGAACATCCTGTAACGTTAGAGTACATTCGTCACTGCCTTCGCCACCGCCGCCACCACCCGGAAGCCATATAGTTCCCATATTTACACTCCTTTCAAACCAATCAAAATATCTACTGTCGGTTTTTTATATGCCTGAAATACTGCTTTTCCATTTGCTGATTTTCCATAGTAAATAAGGCTAAAGGCTTTATTATAATCTTTGATAAAATCTGTTGTTGCATTTTCAGGTATCCCCTTCATGACTGACGGCTCCATTTCCTCAGTCAGCCCCTCAACAGAAATTTCCTGTTTATATGGATTCCCATTTCCAGTCCAGCCTGAAACCGTAAGTGTCACAGGTGTAACATGATCCTGACGCTCGTTTTGTGCTTTGTTATAGATTTCATTATTCAAGAGCTTTTCGATGACTTTAGCCATTTCAGAGCCATCTGCTAAGGTCTCACGATCCCATTGCTCAATATTTGTAGTAAATGATGGTGGATCATTAATGATAAAAGCCATACCTCATCCTCCTTAGAAAATTTCATCCATGTCATAAATCTGTGGAATGTCAGCGTCTTTTCCTTTTCGCATAAAAGTTCGATATGCGATTAAATCGCCATCAGAATCAAATAGCCCCATTTCAGATATTTCTTTTCCTGTGAGTTCGCCTTTATCGATAGTTGCCGTATAGCGGCAGGCCGTTTCCTCATCGTTGACAAATACATGATTCTCAATTTCTTTTTTTAATAACTGGTTATATAAAGCGATTTCGCTTCCTGTTGCAAGTTTAGGAGTTCCAGCCTCATCTACACCGCCGTCTCCCCATGCCATATGTGTAATTACGGGGAGTGTGATTTCTCCTGCATGAGCCTTACAAAGCTTTTTTCTTCCGATTACTGTGATTACTCCATTTGTTGAATCCATAGTATTTTTTCCTTTCTTTTTAAACAATTGACAATCCACCATTCAGTTTTCTTTTTCCGTTCATTTTCCATGAATTATCCATGTAATTTACTTGAAAAATCCTGATAATACCTGTTGAGACTTTCTCCTGTGCCTGAAGCCGGCTTTTGACCGTTTCTGACTCTGTCATATCTTCATGGATACTAATACAGCCATGATACGAGGCGTTAAAAGTAATTTCTTCATG